TTTAGTTACAGTTATTTAGTCAAGTAACCCTGCTCAGTAAAGAGCAGGCTGACATATATGTCGATGTAACTCGACACGTGAGACGGTCGCTCAACGCGATACGCCCCATCCAGGTAACCGCTAGGTAACCTGGCTCTCCTGACTTCATACCTCGTTTTAAACTGACGAGGCGTGTAAAACAAGTCAGAGTCGACCTGTTCAATATAGCCACCTATGGCCATCATCACAGCAAATGCGGGGTATTTAAACCGTTCGCGCTGAGGTTTTGGTTGAAGGTACTTGTATTGTCGAGGACAGCCTCGGGTTTTGATCCCCTGATCGGGGTTCATCCACTCGGGCACTAAGAAGACCCTTCCACCTAGACAGCTCCTCAGGTACAAAAGTGTGGCAGACAGAATAATCTCCTGTCGCGCACACCACTCAAGCACCTGATTAATGACTGTATAGATAGCCGCGTCACTGTTAAGATGACGAACATAGAAAGGAGTAACATCCCACCCTTCATAGTAGTCGCCACCGCAGGATTCGCGGAACGGCCCCACACAGTAAGACTTGTCGTGATTAACGATCAGTCCTGCTTGCGACAAGATCATGCATAAGTCACTATACTCTTCACAGGGTACAATGATGTCGTCTCCAAACACACAAGTGTTGGACCAGTCGATGAAAAGACTTGGGCCACGCTTGGGACAACGATTAGCATAGATCAGAGCACACAGAATGAATGTCATAAGGGGGAACGTAAATCCATTCCCCATCGTTGACACCATGGCTGGTGTTATGTCCTCTCCCGAAGGAAGAGTGATCAACGGGCTCCGTAATTTCATGAGGAGCCAGTACCACTCAGGAGGCATAAGCGCACGTACTAAATCAGGCGTAAACATATCTGAGGCGCTCTTTAAATCGATGGTTGCAATACCACCGACCAAAGAACCCCTATGGGCCATTAGCTTGTTTTTCGGCTGCTGGTCACGAATGTCTAAACCGATGTAGCGAAGAGTGTCTTCAAGATAACGACCAGCAGCAAGCTGCATGGCCATATTCCCGAGAGGCTCTATCGCAATGGTACGGTGTGTTTCTTCGTTTTTTGGAACAGTGCTCAGAAGCGAACCCTTCACCTCGACGATCCCCTGACTTCCGTTCTGCTCATCCATGAGCTGAAAGTAGTGGTTATGACGTCGAAGTTGTGAAACGAAGGGCTTGCAAAGTGTTGTACAGGTCATACTTTGGCCGACTTTATCTGCAGCATGACTGTTCTCGACTCCATTACTGGAGCCTTTACTGAATCGCCACTGGTCGAGCAAGGCACGTACATCGAGAACCTCTTGAATGTTGTCGTCGTTTAAGGACGTCGTATGGCGCTCTAACATTGTCGTTATGAAATGTCGAGCATCCGCGACAATCTGCGGCGGCAAAGTAATGGAGGTGGATCCAACAAGGTCGTTCAGGGTTTTAAAATCCTGGACGGCTTTAATGGCTAACTCTTTGTCATTTGCGCATAAAGCTTTCTTGCGCATCCTGTTTCTAAGTCTGTCAACGGCGTACTGTTTCTTATCACAGTACGGGGTTTTACGACCCAACTCTTCTGACATGATTTCGAACAATGCGGATAGCATATGCTCGTGGACATCATCTTTTCTCATAAGGAGACCTCAATGAGTTGACGGCCCCGTAGGGCCCCTAGTTAACCTAAAACGCCTGTCACTGTCGTGTCAGCGATACCCGAAGCTGCTTGACTACCTGCACCGAAGTGTAGGGAAATCATAGCCCGGAGATCCTCTGGCTCGTACGTGTCGACGCCAGCCGGCACCTGGATGGTCGTAGTAATATTCATGACCATCGAAGTTTGGTTAGCAGCCGGTGAAGCACCTTTACGAGTAATCAACTTGTAGGTGTTAACCGGGACGTTCTTGATGATGCCCGTAACAGGGTTAGCTTGCGGCAAGGTACGCAAGACCGGAGGACGGAAGAAGCTAACACTGAACGGTTTACTGATCGTGTTAACATCGACGCCTGTCTGAGTACCACCCAGCGCTGAAATGGTGTATTGTTTACCATTCACGTTAGGGGCGGTGTCAGTGGTCAGAGTGTAAGTCGGGGACGTAAGTCCCGCGACTGTCGCGCCTGTTACTGGTGAAGTTAGAGCAAAAGTCATGAATGACTCCTAAAGATTTGCACATAGTGCGTTAAGTCGCCTCGTCACTTAACAAGGACGGCTGCAAGGTTCAGCAGTTTAGAAATGCTGTTCCGGGAGATCTCATCAGCGGTTTTAACGCGCAATTGAGACATGGGTATTGCTGAGTGAACTGTGCGTTCGAAGTCAAGATAATGCCATTGACTAAGCGGCGTGTGGGCGTCCTGTAGAACCGTAAAAGACGGTGCTATCTCAGGCGTCACTACGTACCGCGGTCGTTGCTGGCCGTGACAACGGTATACACGGGTACATGTCAGATATTTGCTCACACCGGGTGTTATGGTGAAGACATCATCCAGAAAGGTACCAACGTTAGTGAAGTAATCAACCACCCACGAGTACGGTATAAGCTCCCACGCAACAGGTACGAGGGAGGGCAACTTTAACCCGAAGTGGTCCATCATATCATAATCGTTAGCGGCGCTCACAGGGATGTGAAAGCCGCCTTTCCACTGGTACGATAGTTCGTGGTATTGAAGCGTGTCGAAGTTGAGCGTGGATCCAATAGGACCTTGCTCACTTCCGGCATTTTTCGTGCCACCAAACCAATCGCGTGAAGCTGAGCCTGTTAAAACTACATTGTGGTTTTCCCGATAAATGAAATCGGAAATTGACTCTGCAATCTGCCTGACTTCGGCCATCATAGGCGAGATGCCAAATGAATAGCTAAGCCATGCAGAAGCGGCTTTTTTGTAAGCTTCACTTTTCCAGGGGGCTCGCACGTGTGTTATACGAGCCCCTTCTCTCAGCTTTTTCGCTGCGATCAACTTGACCATGGTTGGTTGCGTTAGATCAGCCATACTGCGTATTAAACCACGCAGATCTTTGAGTTCGGCAATTGGCACACAGACGTTGGTCGTGCCACTATGAGACTGAATTTTCCTCTTAATGCGTTGTAACGCAAGCTCCTGCAGCGACGCGTCAGTACCCAACGGGAAAGATGATGGCAACCCATACATGAAGTTCGAGTACGAACGTGATCTCTGTGTATAGGTTGTCCGCCATCTCATCGTTGAAGCTGACGACATGCGGCTGTGGATTTCGGTTAATGTCCGCCGATACGGGTGAGAAGCATCCTGCTTCTTAGCGACTTTTTGACGCCAGTTCAGATCGTTGAAGGTAATCTGTCTGTTTACAGGCATGCCCGTGTCTTGCTCCGACGAACTGTTCGTTAGCACTGTATAAGGCTCAGGCGGTGTATTGCGTGAGTCCTGCAGTGACAAATAGTTCGTATAACGGATCTTAACCGGTTCAGACCAAGACATTTTAACCTCCAGTAACATAGCATCAAACGACTAGCCGAAAGGCAAGCCGTACAGGGACCTTCTTCAAACTAACCATCTAACTCATGCGGTGCTAACCTTAGTCAAAACGGCAAGCAACCAAAAGAGTAGAGCGAGATCAGCCATAATAAGCAGAGTTAATAAAACCCCGATAAGGGATACGTTCATTCTGGCCATAGGTGATCTTTCTAAGATGGTTAACGGAGAG